CGCTTGGGTCAATAACTTTTAGATCGCTATTCTTGCCCTTACGCTCAACGACAAGGCCATTCGATAGCGTTATTTTTAGACTTGGGGGAATCGTCGACCCCTCGCGCTGTGCCTGTGAGGGTTTGTATTTGTTACCACCCAAGGCCCACGCTATCGCGTCTAATACGCTTGTTTTGCCTTGGTTGTTATTCCCTCCGACAATGGTCAGCCCCTTTGCTGACGGCTCGATCTTGACCGCTTTAACGCGTTTCACGTTTTCGATCTCGAGCTTGTTAATTGTTACCATCTTTGCCTCCAATATATAGTCTCTTGACTAGGATTTGTTCCTCTTCAACTTCAACGTGCTTAAAAGCGAATTCCGTTAATTGAGCAATAACATCACTCATCTTCATGTCACACTCGTTAGCAATATCAGCTACGCGATCATATAGCTCTTTTGGTAAACGTACCCGTGGGTAGCGTACTTCTTGAATTCCTTTATCCATTTTCTTTTTATCCTTTCCAATAATTGATATTCTCGATCAAGCGAAGCGTTCAAAAGTTGAATCTGATCCCACTCGATCGCTCGTAAGCGCTCGACTTTATCTTCGAGCTCTCTGATTCGTTTTGCCTTTCTACCGAACATGACCCATGCTCCAATCGTTGTCCGAAATAGATTGCTTGCGTGCGGTTGCTAGATCGTCCCACACACTCGATTTAATTTCTCGTTCGTAGCCATCTTGCAATTCCAACATTTCATTGATCTTTGCTTGTTTGCGTTGTTTCTTCTTCATGCCGTGACGACTAGTTAAGTAGCCCATTGCATAAAAACTAACTGCGATTGATCCAGCACTGATAAGCTGGCTTGTTAGTGTTGGTTCTAGCATTTTATACTCCTAACTGTTTTTCTTTTTTCAGATTTTCTAGCATTTCAGCTAGTGTTTCTTTTTTAGTACGATATCGATTGCGACTTTTCCATTTGACAAACAATCGAAATCCTTCGTAGTTGATAAAGACAATCTTATGTGTTGGATTATCAATGAATTGCTTAAAATCAGGATGCTCTCGCATCTCAGTGGCCCAGACTTTTGCAGTTCCAACTGTGAGACCTTCCCACATCTGGCAAAGATGTGTATAATCTCCATGAGTCGCTTTTTCGTTAATTCCTACTGGCTTGTAAGTGATTTCTGCTTTAGGCATGGATTTTCCTTTCTTTCTGTGTTATACTGTAAGTGAATATTTTGATAAGCGCCTGACTCCCGTTAGGTGCTTTTTTGTTCAGTTATATACTGTTACTGTATAGACTGTCTTGCTCGTTCCATCGCTAGAATGTACGGTTGACTTGTCTACCGTTATGTCTGTCGTATCACGGGCCATTTTGAAGAATAAATACAACAAACATTCTCGTAAAATTTTTAATCTTAAAGGAACAGTTAGAAATCGTTTAATTTCCTGTTCAACTTTATATGTTTCCATCCAAACCTCCTATTGTGTTATAATATTTATAAAAATCATTTTTTGAGGTTGACAATGTCCCGATATACAGATTACAAATATGCTTCTGGTGTATTGAAAGAAATCGAAAACAAACCAGAAAAATATCTCATTATTCATTATTCGTGCGAAAGTTTCTACAATCTAGGAGGGAAAAGTCCCAGAATTGCATCGATATCCGTTCGTCAATTCAATAATGCTCAAACGAATAACTTTTCAATTCATCAATACTCTGAAATGTTGAACACCCCTATTACAGATGAGAATTACAGAATTATCGAAAAAGAATTGTTAAATGATTTCTTTGCATTTGTTGATAAAAATTCCGATAAAACTTGGATTCACTGGAATATGAGAGATAGCGTCTTCGGTTTTAATGCTTTGGAACAACGATTCAAGGTTCTTGGTGGTTCACCGGTTGCTATTGATAACGACAAGAAAATAGATCTTGGCCATTTATTTAAGTTACTATACGGTGGTAATTACATTGAGAATCCACATATTGAAAAACTACTGCATTTGAATAGTTTCAATCCTAAGCAATTCCTCAATGGCAAAGATGAAGCTGAAGCTTTCGACAATGGGGAATACGTAAAACTCAGTATGTCAACTTCGAGTAAAGTTAATCTGTTCTCCACATTTGTTACACATGCTATCAATAAAACATTAAAGACCAACGTGTCTGTATGGGCAATCAGGGGAGTATCAGTTAAGGGGCTTTATTCCACTTTTCAAGAAACAACCTATGGACAAATGATTCTATGGATTATAAACCTTATCCTAGGTGGAATAATCGGTGCAGTAATTGCAAAATACATCCAATAACAGACCGTCTAGGAAGTAGTTCTAGCTTTTTCTGAGCTTGTTCTACTTCTTTTTTTGCGTTCTCTATAGAAATTAGAGTTGGGTTATCAAACCAATCTTTTTCTAAATAATACTTTTGCCCACGCTCAGACATATAATCAACCAATGACTGAAAATGCTTTATGCGTTCATGAAGATGTTCTTTATTTTCTTTCATCCTTCCTCCTACTCAATCCCGTAATCTTCAATAACCTGAAGAATGAAACTGTTCGCTCGTGGACCTTTTGTCGCTCCACTTAGAATGTTTGTTACTTCCTGTCGTTTAAAGCCATAAGCAACCGCTAGAGTTGTTTTTTTAATTCCTTTCTCTTTCAAGAAAGCATTAACTCTTTCACGACCGTTTGCGATATCTGGCATATACGTTCCTCCTCTTTACTTATTTGTAAATAAGAAACAACTAAAAAATTAAACTTTTTTTGTGTCACCGCTTGACAAAATCTATAATAAAGTCTAAAATGAAAGCATAATAAAAACACTAATAAATTTATAAATACCGTTCGCCAAAACATTTTTTATAATTTATTTTCTTAGTTGTTTTTTTAGTTGTAACTTACTTACAAAAACTATTCTATACTTTTTTCTAGATTGTGTCAATACTTTTTTCTAGATTTTTTTAGAATATTTTTTGTGACGTCTTAGAAAGGTTGATGTATCAATGTTTTCGACGCTAGAAAAAATTAAAGAATTAGCAAAAAGTAGAGGAATTTCTTTAGCAAAGTTAGAAGAAAGTCTAGGTTATAGTACCAATTATTTCTATACTTTAAAAACGAAAACCCCAAACTCTGACCGCCTACAAGAAATCGCCGACTACTTCAACGTGTCTACCGACTACTTACTAGGACGTACAGAAAACCCAAACATCGCAAAAGATGGTGATGCTTCTGCACCATTAGACCTCAGAGACATCGCTGCACAATCAATGTTATTCGATGGAAAACCACTTACTGAAGAAGACATCGATTTTATTACAGCAGTCTTGGAGGCACACTTGAAAAATAAATAGAGGTGCATTTTATGACTGTAAAAGAACTTTGTGCTAACGAGGGAGTGAACTTGTGCTATTTTGATGGCAGTGAGTGGCACAGTCCCGGATTCTTCAATCCAGTGTTGAACATTTTGGCATTGGATATTAATCTGTCAAACGAGGAACAGAAACAAGTTGTTCTTCATGAACTTGGTCACAAAGAACACACTCCTGCCCAATACGAATTGAGCAGGGAACTTTGCGAATTGCAAGCAGACAGAAGCATGATTCATCACTTGCTTGAGGAAGAATTGAAATTGATGGATGATGTCAGAGATTTTAATTATCTTCATTTTATGGAAAAGTACAGTCTAAAGACCATCGCAAATGAAACGATGGTCAAAGATGAATATAATTCACTAATTAGTTAAAAGGAGAACTATATGAAAATAGGTCCTCGAACACCAAATATAAAAAAGAGAGTATCAGCACGTACAACTGGAGCCATAAACAGAAAGGTCAAAAAAGCCACATCTCCGTATTATGGTCAAAAAGGGGCTGGATTGATAAAGAATCCAGAACGAGCAATTTATAATAAAGTCTACAACAAAACTACTTTTGGAGTAGATAATTCAGAGGGGTGCGCCTATGGATGTGGCTGTATTGTGCTTATAGCATTTGTTATCATCATGATAGTGTTTTACAACTTTTTGTCAACGATATTTTAAAACTTTATAAAAAAATCCCCACACTCCCTGCCTGCAAGCTTGAGTGTGAGGATGTATTGTATAAGAAACAACCATTCAAAGGGTCGTTTTCTTATACCCATTTTATCAAAAATGAGGAGAAAATACAATGTGGGTAGAGCAGTTACCAAATGGAAAATACAAATTTTTTGAACGCTATAGAGACCCTTATACCGAGAAATGGAAACGAGTTTCTGTAACTCTTGATTCTGGATCATCAAGAGCGAAAAAAGAAGCGCAAAAATTACTAGATGATAAAATAGAAAATGTACTACAAAAACTAACCACTGCTTCTGCACTCTTTCATACAGTTTTTTCAGAGTGGTGGGGATTTCATCAGAAACAAATAAAACTAAGCACATATAAGACTATGTTAGCGACCTATAATAGAATATTAGACAAAGTTGAAAAAGGCACTAAAATAGAAAATATGGATGTAAGATTGATTCAAAGGTTGCTTGATACTGAAGAATGGACATATACTCAAAAATATCGTGTAAAATCCGTGCTAAATGTCTTCTTTGATTATGCTATTGACCAGGGATTCCTTGAGAATAACCCAGCAAGAAAAGCAAAGTTACCTAGAAAAAAACAAAGTTTGCAGCAGATTAAAAACTCCAAAGACAAATACCTGGAACCTAAAGAATATAAAGCAATCTTAAAAGAACTCTATCGAAAAGATATCACACTAAGATATGCCTTAGCATGCGAGTTCATGATTCTAAACGGATGTCGTGTCGGAGAATTAGCTGGTCTTACACTAGACAAATACCACAAAGAAACGAAAACACTTGATATCCATACAACGTTTAACCGATACATCCCAGATGATGACGGGACTAAAACATTCGCTAGTTTTAGAACCACACATCTCACTGAAAGAGAAATTGAAATCCTTGATCAGATGATTGAACTCAATCAACTTAGTGAAGACACTGACCCTAATTGGTATAAGAGCGCTCGTATTTTCGTCACAAACACTGGCAAACCTATCCATAGTTCTATTCTAAGTAAATCGCTCCAAAGAGCAAATGAGCGCCTTAAAAAGCCAATTCCAAAACATCTATCTCCTCACATCTTCAGACACACAACTATCAGCATTTTAGCAGAAAATAAAATTCCTCTTAAAACGATTATGGATCGTGTTGGTCATTCTGATTCAGAGGTCACAACCTCTATCTATACCCACGTCACAAAGAATATGAAAGATGAAGCAATCAATGTACTTGATAAAGTAATGAAGAATCTTTTATAAAAGTTTGCCCCCTTTTTGCCCCCTATACAAAGAAAAAGCCCTTCGGATAAAATCCGAGGGGCTTGAAACGTTGTTAAATCAACGATTATTTTTTCAAGTTGTAGAATGATTTCAATCCACGGTATTCTATTTTAACTCTATTATATAAGTAGAAATAAATCAAAAAAGCGATAAAATAAGCCTTTATACGTTATAAAATACATACAATTTTTACCATAAAAATACAAAAGTTTTCACCTTTTGCCCCTTTTTTGCCCCTTTTTATTTTGTCCGTTATAATGGAAAAATTAAGAAATTGCCGTTATAAACACAAAAAAGCCCCTCCAAAAAAAGGAGGGGGAAGAAAAAAGATTATAAATTTTTGAACTTACGTTTTATTATTCGTAATAGTTGACTAGATCGTCCTTATCCCAGCACGATAGCCAGATAGGTCCAAATTGCCCAAATTCAAACAAGCGCCAGTAGTAGCCACCATAATAGCCACCCGTGCACTTGTCCGTGATATGGGCTTCGTCGAGTTCGAACGAGAAGAACATGCCCGCTTTAAAGTCTCGATCTGCTCCGTCTGGCAAGTTATTACCGTCCTTATCGACCCAGTTAACCATCGAAACAGGAATACCGTTCTCGGTCCAGTCGAAGCCGACGGGCGCGAGATAGTCGCATTTGATTTGCCAGATACCATTGACATACTTAACCTCGTTCGCTTCATAATAAGCCTTTTCTTGTGGTTGTACGGTTGTATTCGCTCGATTGTCCGTCTGTGGTGCCGTGTCAGCGTATCGCCATACCTCAATATAAGCCGGTTTATTCCAGCTATAATAGTCGTTCCAAGGGTAAGTATTGATAGCTTGTCCAGTCGCGCCTTGTGTCGAATAGTCGCAAGAGATAAAGTATGTATCATCGATCATAACTCCGACGTGCCCACCAGCTCCACCAGACGAGGACATATCAGCGCCCCAGCTCATAAGAACGATATCGCCAGTTTCAGCGTCCCAATCTTGGTTACGGCTTACACGGTAGAAGCCGTTATTCGCTAGTTGTTGGCCCAGTGTCACGGTTGACGGTAAGCCTTGAATATTGACGCCGGCTTCCTTGAGAGCTTGCGAGATAGTTCCTGAACAATCTCCCGTGCCATCTGATCCATTACGGCTTCCGAGCATGGAATAAGTGATAAGGCCTCGATGGTTGACGAACCAATTTACTGTCGCTTGTTGTACGCTCATAGCAAGCCTCCTTATTTATTCCATTCTTCGTTAGCGCGTTTAACGGCTGCTTCGATGAAAGTATTAAGCTCTTCGTTCGTTAAGTAGATATTTTGGGACTCAAGGCCCTCGATCAAGCTAGTTTTAGCGTGCTCTAGCTTATCCTTGCCGTGAATATCCAACTTATCAGCGACCTGTTCTGTAGCGTTGACCGCGTTCTTTGCCAAAATCTCGACGATCTCGATTGCTTTCTTGCCACCACGCATGAGCAAGTATTTTTTAATTGCTTGTACCACGATTCCGGTTAATACAACTAAAATGCTCATCGCTGACGATGTGATAATGCTTGTGATTTGATCCATGTTATTTGTCCTCTTCTATGTTTAATTCCAAAAAGCGCTCAAAAAGCACTTTAATAGCTCCATTACCGCCTAACTCGACGTAACTTTCGTACAGTTTAGATAGCTCCTCTATTTCGTGCTGGTTAGTGTGTCCACGCTTGAGCGCGTTCTTCAGATTCTCCTGCAATCGAAAACGTTGGAGCCGTTGCAAGCCTTTCCCGATCATCGTTAAATTCTTTCGATTATCTTTTCCGATTTCTTCCACGCTTGATACCGACTTCTCGAGGGTGTCTATCTTATTAGATAGACCCTCAAGACGTTTGTCAGCTTCTTTAGTGGTTTTTGTGCTTTTGAACGAAAAATAACTAGGAATAATAACGACTAGAACGGGTGTCAGCTTGTCCACTAATGCCAATAGGTCCAATTAAACCACCCCCCTATTATGCCACTCGCTTACTGGACGGGTTGAGTTTCAAGCTCAGCTTTTGGTTCAGTCCATTTCCAGATCGCAAGTTTGCCGTTCTGCTCAAGGCTTGCGAGTTGGTCAAGCGTTTCGCCTTGATACGTGAACGGCTGATTCACTTGGACCATCACGCGCTTACCTTCGCTGTATTTTTCAACGTGGTTTGGATCTTCGACCGCGAAGATCGCTTGTGCTGGATATGTTTCGCCGACTTTCCCAAGGTCCACCAATTCAAGGCCACGTTTAAAGATTGTAGGATCCAGTGGGTGGTCAACGTCAGTCACACGGGCGAGTACGCTCCATTCTGCCACGTCTTTTACCTTTTGGATCTCTTCGTCTTTCTTGGCCAGTTTAGCCTCGTACTCTTGCGATTGCGTGTACAAATCCTCTTGCAACTTCTTAACACCTTCGACTGGGTTTAATTCGGTCACAACTTGGCCAAGTACAGCTTGGATTAACGCTTCGTCCGATTCGTTAGTACGGTCCCCGATCAGTACACGCTCAAAGGCTGTGTAAGGGTTCGCTGAACGGATTGAAACGAAAGTACGTCCTTCTTCTTGTAAGTATTTGTTAATGATTTTAAATTCCATATGGGTTTAGTCCTTTTGTTCTTCTAATTTTTGAGCTGTTTCATCGAAAAGTTCTTTGAGCGCTGGGTCGCTGTCTAAAACCTTGTTAAACTTAGCCAGCAAGTCGTTGGCTTGCTTGCATTGCTCTTGAGATTCTTCGTAGAGTGCTTCAAATTGTGCAGACACCATCTCGGAATTTGCTAGCTTAAAGCTGATCTTGTTCAAAACTCGTTGATATGTTTGTTCGTTCATTTAATAGATTTTCCTTTCGCGCATTGTGTTTTTAACAGCATTTGCAAAGTTTGGGTGTGTGATTTCTGGTACATTATTCAAGTGACTCCAACACGTCCAAAGAGCCTTAATATCAGCAATCATGTTGTTAATAGAGTAGACTTTATCCAAAAGGTCTGGTCGGATATCAATACCACGAGGGATTGTAAAATCGTCCCTGAATAATATCGCGTCACCATAAAATTCGGCTTGGTCAATAACGGCTTCGTGTTGTAATCCGGGAGCCATGCGGAAAAAGCGAGCCCCAACAAAACGACCGCTAGAATTACTATTTATTCCATCACCGGAAGAAGTAACCCCGATCGACGCATAAAGACCCTCTACACCTTTATAATTCATGTCGGCTATGTGGATAAAACCTGTGTGAGTGTTTCGGCGTCTATAGATCGCATTATTTTTGTTTCGAAACTCGATCATCGCATTGTTATTAAATGCAAAGGTATTGTTCGCTAAGTTGATACTGATTGATTTATCTAGTGATTCGACCAACCCACCTCTGAACGTGAGTCCCGTAAACGTCCCAGATGTCACATTCTTAGCGTCAAAATTGACCACGGTCATCTTAGCAAAGTCGGCTTCGCCCCCAGATAATTTACTAGCTGAAACTTTTTTTAGATTTGCGGAATCGATCACGGCTTCGTCAATAACGGTCTGACCTGTGATATGCGTTAATCGTCCGTCTATTCGGTTAGATCCATCTGCCAGTACATTGATCGAGTTCAGCACGTCCCCGGCGCTGTTGAGATTCTTTACGGCCCACGACCCAGCAAGTTGGGTCATTTGTGTCCGAACCGCTTCAATAGGTTCTGCGATATCTTGCGGGTTAGGTGTCCAAGGACTACATTTACTATTTTTTTCGATTTTAACCTCGGTTAAATAGATATTTATAGTCTTTCCACGCAAGCCGTAAAACATAACATTGAGGCTATCGATATCTAGCGGGATATCGTACACAAATTCAAACCGTGTATATTTCTTTGACTGGATATCTTTCAATTCAATCGTTCGCCATTTTTGAGTTTTTATCTCTCCGTTTTTTTTAAAGTGGAGACCAAAGCGGATGTCAGAGAAATTTAGGCTACCCTCTCTTGCCAGTTCAAAAGAAATAGCTACTTTGTCACCCGTCGAAGCATTAAAATTGACTTCTTGAGCAAAACCGTAAAATTCTCTTTCGACATTCTCACCATAAAAATGAACGCCCGACTTACCAACATTCTTTTTTGAATGTTGGTAATTTATGCCCAAATTATTAGCACCTACGACATTCCAAAATTTACCATCGTTTGAAAAATCGCTATTTCTTAAATAGTTAGTTTCGCTACCAAAATACTTACCGACCTCAGTCTGAAAGATCTGACTGCCCATAACCAGCCGTGAGAGCTTATCTGGCGCGTCTGTTTCGGACTTGCCAATGATACGTTCGTAGAGCTTGTTAGATTCGGTTAATTTTTGAAATTCTGCAACTTGAGTTTGAAGTTCATCGCTGAAACTAGTCAAGACTTGGTTAATATCATTTTGCTCGACGAAGTCGGTTTTGATATTTTGGTATATCTTACTATAAATAACCCCGCTGTCAGTCTGATTGAGGCTTTCCGTAACTTTTCGATTTAAGTCTGGACTCGATAAGATCTGCTGTTTGATCTGCTCGGACAACGTGGGCATATCTGGGATTGTACCAGCTTTGGCCAGTGCCTCTTGGGCTTTCGCGTCAGCTTTAGCAATTTCGATCGAGGTCGACTGATTGGCTTGCTCTAATTTCTTATCAAACTCTTTCTTGACCTTGTCAATATCTTCAGTATCAATGCGCTTCTCCCACATCTCACCGTTCCAGACGTACATACGGTCATAGATGCTGTTCTTCTCGAACCAGATATCACCGATTTTATGCTCTTTGTCGTCTGGTTGATTGTACCAAACCTTGTTACCTTGAGCGTTTAACAAGTAGTCTGGCAAGCTGTCCTCAAACGCTTGTTGAGCCTTAGCAATATCATCAACCTTGCCAGCAAGTCCATTCTGCATCGTGGCTCTAACGTTTGTACCGATATCACCAAACTCCACGCTCTCATTTCGCTCGTTGACAAAATCGTAAGTGATCGTGGTTACTTTCGAAGTCTCATCGGTAAGCCCAATCTGTGGATAATAGACAGGCACGATATCGCATAATTCGACTTCTTCGATCCAGCCTCGATCTGCATAGTCAAGCGTGCGTGCTAGATCAGCATACTCGATCTTGCTATTGATCTTAGGCTTACCGATTGCGTTTCGGTCCATGTAGTCAATGGCCATCTTACGCAGTTTCTCAACAGTGGGAATATCCTTATTCTTCCCATCGCTCTTAAATTCGCTAGAGAAATCCACGATCTTAATTCTGCGATGTGCGTATAGGTCCTTGTATTTACTGTCTACGTAGTCCTCTGGGAGCGTTACGGTTACTGCATCGGGTTGGTTATCGCTAGTGTCCCCCTCTGGCTTGTCTGGCGTGTAAGTAGCATAAGGTAGCACGCTAGTGTATGCACTCTCGATTGTTTCATCTGATTCGGCAGATAGGATATTCCGTCCATACTCTAATACGGTTGGAGCAGTACGACCTAACTGCTTATGCAGTCGCACGGTCATATTGTCAAATTCGTATTCACCGCCATAGATGTCGAGGATCGACCCCTCGACACCGCCAAGGGCTTGCCGTGCATTCTCCATTTTAGAGATGTCAAACACACCTTTACCTACTGTCTGGATATCAGACCAGACATCGAACCGTAGATCACCAATTAATGCACCCTTCCAGATGCCTAGGGCACTATATGCTGATCCAGCGAATGCTGTGGCATTTCGTAATGCCATGTATTCTAGCTTATGACTGATGTGCTGACCGTAGATTTTAACAATGTTACTGCTATCCTTAACGATCCGTGAGATTTCAAAGGTTTGGTTCTTAGTACGCAATCCAGCGTCAGCCTTGAGCTTCATTTCTTTTTTAAGGATCGCAACCATTGGATCATTGACGGGGATTTCAGCATATAGCGTGTAGTTCCCATTACGCTCCCTTGTTGCCGTACCCTTGGTTACGTCAAGCTCGCCCAGACCGTATGTATCAAATGACTGCTCATTCTTATTAAAAAGTATAGGTCTCATAGCTTAACCCCCCAATATGGTGCCATTTTAACCGTAAAATCACCGTCCCAGCTTATCAAGTTACGACCAGCGTCCAAATACGGCATTTGATATTGTGGCGCTCTAACGACCTTATCCCATGCCGGCAAGTTCCCACTAAATACTTGTCTCGCTTGCATATCCAGCGTGATCGTGTTCTGCACGGCTCTTAACTTGGTCTTGCGACCGTTGATGGTAAGCGTACAGTCACCCGATCCGACAAGCGTGATGATTGGTTTAGCGTTGACATTGCCGAGACCATTGACTGTCGCGCCATTCGATAATGTTTGAGTGGTACGGCCTTGCTTGTAGAATTTAACTGGATAGCACACAAAATTAATGGTTGTTTTACCAAATTGCCTCATGGTTTCCTCGATACTAAATGTTTCAAGGTATGCAGCGCGATAGATAAAATCTGGATCGTAAGAGATTGTTAAATCCTTATAACCTGCCACATTCAACCACTCGGAAATTTTATAAACTTCCGTAGCGATTAAGCCTTTCTCTTTCACAAAGTTAACGGGGAAACTTAGTTCAGCAGAATTAAAACGGTTATTACTGATTAGTAAATCACCGTCTCTCCCTGCTACCGTCACACGCTCTACATCAAGACTGGAGGTAGTGATCTTCTTACCCTCTGCCACTCGTAAACCGAATTCAGTATTTTTCTTTCCGTTAAAAGTAAATGTCGTCAAGCTAACCCCCTCCCCTCTTGATTAGTATAGTATGCTAATTCACGCATTAAGCGTTTCATAAATTCTGGTGTCAAATCTTGGCCCGTACTATTTCCGTGTACGTTCAATGTGTAGTTTTGGTTTGGTCGTTCATCACGATTATTACCGCGTTTAACTTGGTCGATCAACTCTTGGATAAACGGTACTAAATCACGCTGTTCATTATTCCGTTTCCATTCGTTAACATTCTTAATTCGTTGTGCAACGTTCGCAACTTCCGAACGTTTCCAACCTACACCGTCTGCAAAGTTCGGTATACCTAATTCACGCATAAAGTTTTTAGTCAAGCCAGCGCGCATGACTTTCGAACCTCTTGGAAGGTCAAGGATAACGTTGCGACCCTGTGGGATAAACGATGATCCGTCTGGTAGTGTGACCATTTCCTTATAGAGTGTACCGCGTTGGTCATTGACCATTGCAAGACCGCCCTCGTGAAAGTTCGTACCTTTAGCGTGCCCTTTGACATCTCTGTGGATCGTCGTAATGACGGTTGTCCATGATGTTGGAATGGACATGATCGCGCCTTTGGCAACCATAGCTCCAATTTGGGCGCCAGACGAATCAGCAGTGATTATTTTTGTAGGTGACGGAGTCGCATTCCAAGCATTTTGAGTACTTATTGCTTGTCGAGCTGCAGTGATCGCGCCAGTTGGGTCACCTAACTGTGGTTTAACAGGAGATGGAGTGTTATTCCACTCTTGTTGTTTATTGATCGCTTGTTGTGCGCCATTTGTCGCATTGCTTGGATCAACCGTTAATGGTTTGGTTGGTACTGCAAATCCGTTGTACAATCCCAGAGCGCCCATCGCTTGGTTAGTTCCAAGCGTTACCCCGTCTGGGGTTGCGATCAAGTCCGTCTTATGGTCAGTTGGTAGTGTTAAGATGCTAGAAATCGCACTAGCAATAGCGCTCTTGGTCTTATCTTCTGCATCTAAATTAACTACGTGGGCCATACCAGTAAGTGAATCAACTGCTAGTCTGACACGTTCAGCTTTATCGCTCGCAGCATCTTTCAAGATCAGCTCTTTCTGCTCTGGTGTCAGTGTATTCCAGCGTTCAATGATCGCAGTGGCACGTTCACCAGATGATAGAAAGTCAGTATTCTTCATCAAGAGTTCTTTGACTTCTGCTGGCATTGCATTGTACTGTTCCAGCAATGTCTTGCTATCAAGGACGGCTTTCATACCTTGGTTGTTACCTACGACCAACTCTTTCTCTTGCGGGGTTAAACTATCCCACTTGCCAACTTCAACCAATGCTTGTCCGATTGTCATCTTAGCGTTGGTTTCAAGGTTTGCGTGTTTGAGGATAAACTGCATATTCTCCCAGCCATTTTCAGCTTGGAGCGCTTTGGTTACTTCCTCTTGTGCGTTAGTTTTGACTTGTCCAGTCTTAGGATCAAATACCAGTCCATTCCACAAAAGATTTGCATCTTTGGTTTCCTGCGACATATTTTGCACGCTTTTAGCAACCATACCAGATGAACGACCTACGATGTCAGCAAATTGATCTGCCTTGGACATTAATTTATCGTAATCAAGTCCCAGTTCTGCCCAATCCTTGCGCATCTGATTAAAGTACATCTTACGTTGCTCATCGTTGCCAAAATTGAGAGGAACTTTTTCGCTCCATTTTTTTTGTAACGCAGCATACTCACGGCCGAACGCTTCCATTTTAGCCTTGTGTTGGGAATTCAATCTTTCCAATTCTTTGTTGTATTCAGATTGGCTATAAATCCCCTTTTCGTGAGCATCTTTCAGCGCAGTTACTTGCTCATCATAGAGCTTCTGTTCCTCTTTGAGCCATTTAGCTACAACTCCTGTACCTTTGCGTAATTGAGTTTCATTCAGATCACTAATTTGACCATTCATGGCTTTTACAATCGCAGTGCGTTCATCGGCAGAATATTTCTGTAGTGATAATTGTTTATCAATGAATTGATTCTCATAATCGTAGATAAGCGCTTGTTCTTCACGAGTGATCTTGCGCTTTTGATCAGATGCGTTTTGATAAATCTGTACAATCTCATCTGTCATCGACTGGATGTTTTTCTTTTGCTGTTCTGCTTGTGAGACAGCGCGTTTCTGGATAGATTCATCAGCGCCAATTTTCTCAAGACCTTTCAATGTTTTCTCAAGGTCTTTGTCGATCGCTTTTTGAATATCGTCAGCCAACCCTTGCACGCTTACACGTACATTCTCAACGGCTTCTGCGCCACCTTTACCAAAGCTGATTGTAGCTTGATGTACTTCATCGACTTTAGATTTTAATTGCGTTAGCTCTTGATCTTGTAGCTTACTTACGCTTGTGCCCCACGTTTGAGTGCGCTCGTTTGCTTCTGCAATATTATGGGCGATAATGCCGATGCCTACCAATGCAGCCCCACCCAAAAGCACGCCCCAGGTCACTGGACTACCTAACAACCCAACTGCTGTACTCCACAATCCTGTACTTGCAGCCGCACCTTCTGCAGCAGTTCCAGTGGCAGTCATACCAGTGGCCATCTGTTTCAGACCGTTGATAAATCCACCGCCGTTCGATATGGTTTTGAGCGTACCGCTAAATTTACCGATACCCTTGGCAATCGTTCCTAATCCTTTAGCAAACCCACCAATGACACTTGCGCCACTGCCAAACAATTTCAAAGCTGGACCAATTGCAGCAGCCATAGCACCCCATTTGATGATGCTTTGTTGTTGCTCTGTTGACATCTCACTAAATTTCTTAGCCATGTCTGATAGAGTTTGTAGCCACGGTTTCGCAGCATCCAAACCACTATTTAATGCTTTCAAGAGTGGCCCACCGAATTCAATCGCAATATCTGTTAATTTGTTTTTAAAGATCTTAAGTTGTGATTCCGTTGTCTCGTAGCGTTTGTTAGCTTCGTTAGTAAGTGCATTATTTTCTTTCCATGCCAAGTTTGAGCGATTCACTGCGTCGCTCATCTTATCCGATGCAGACGCGAGAGATTTCAGCATATTACCTTGACGGATACCCTTCATACCTAAATCGGCAAGGATACCGTCCATGTTCTTACCCTCATCGTGCGCACGTTGTAGCCCTTTGATAAAGGCTTGTAAGGCTTCTGCCGGTTTTTGCTTCCAAGCTCGAGAGAATTCTTCTGCAGTCATACCTGCAGTCTGCGCGATGAGTTTCAATTTAGAGCTTGCACCCTTACCAACACCAGCCACTGCCTTACCGATACCAGTAAGGGTCTGGTTCATCGCAGTTCCCCCTGCTTCTGCTTCAATACCTACGCTACTCATAGCAGTCGCAAGACCCAAAATTTCTGGTGTGGTCAAGCCAGCAAGTTTACCGCCTGCTGCTAAACGATTAGTCATTTCGACGATATCTCGTTCAGTTGTGGCAAAATGGTTACCTAAATCCACCACGGCAGATCCAAAATGCCCAGACCAGGTACCGAGGTCCTTGCCAGACACTTGCATGATGTTACCGATTTTTGCAATTGACGATGCAGCCTCTTCGGAACTTAAGTTAGTAGACACTCCCAAATTGATCATGGTTTTCGAAAAGTCTTTGATCGCGCCAATAGGTACACCTAATTGTCCTGCAGCTTCTGCTACATTTGCGATCTCAACCGCACTGGATGGCATCTCTCTAGCCATTTCGCGGATGCTGTTAGATAATCGTGCGAATTGTTGTGGTGTGCCGTCAACTGTTTTTTTAACCCCAGCGAAGGCAGTTTCATAATCAATCGCAGCCTTAACTGCCACCCCAGCCCCAGCAAGTAGCGGTACAGTAAGACCTTTCGTGAGTGTCGATCCAACACTTTGCATCTTAGTGCCAATACCCTGCATCTTCGAGCCGAACGAGTGCAAGCTATCACCGACTTGTGTCCACTTACTAGACTGGATATTGATCTCTCTTGTGAGGTCAGCATATCGCCCCCTCAAATCGGATAAAGTCGTAGCGGTCTGCAACATTGCATTACGTGCGCCAAGCAAGTCTTCCTTGTTTTTTGCACTCGCACTACTCAAATCACCAATCTTTGATTTTAAATTGTTATAGTGATCTGTCTGTTGCTTCAAAATGCCTTCATAGGCTTTAATGCTGTTAGCAGTTTCACCTAACACAGTTTTCATTCCCGTTAGGTTCTTACCGCCTTTACCAACATTCTTAAAGGATTTCTCCATCGCAGATAAGGAACGATCCAGACCACGCATATAAGAGCTTAACTGTTTCGTATTCCCAATAAATGGTTGGATATCCAGCGATGCTGTTGCTACTAATTCACCTAAATTACTAGCCATTTATCCTCCTTTCTTAACCAAATAGAAGTGGAAATGCTTTATCAAGCGTGGTCTCTTTTTCTGCTTCCTCTTTCTTCGTCTCAAAGGCTTTCACCATTAAATCAAAGTCAGATAGTCGCATCTGTTTAATTTCAAGGATTGTGTAACCTTGTTGCATTAGTTCTTGAAACCAGATTAAGAGATTATCACGCGCTTCTTCTGGGCTTATCCCTTTTTTTCGTCTTCACCCTCAAGGTCTTCGATCACTTCTTCTTTGATTCCAAGCGCTGCAAGATAGATTTTTTCTAATGTTTTTAAAATCGTTATATCTGCTTGCTTCAAATCTTCGACTTTAAATTGACCACCAAACATATCCACAAACATTTTGAGATATGCTTCATTTAACTTGCGATTCTCTTTAGGATCATTCGCCTTTTTGGCGTCTTGTAAAAGCGCTGATTGTCGCACGTTTTGCTCAGTAGCGAGAAGATTATCTTCAACATTGATATATTCCTTGGTGAATTCTTTATCAATTCCACCGATTTTTAGCTTGATTGTATACATTTCCTACTCCTTAAATAAAAATAAAAAGCATGGAAATTAAATCCATGCTTAGAAAGTTGTTATCCTGCGCCTACAGGCGATGCTGGTGCGGCGCTTACGACTTTGGGAAGACTGCAGCACGGAATTTTTCCAAATTAAACGCTGGGTTATCTTCGCGAGCGATGACCATTACATCGCCGTTTTCATCGTCACCACGCGCTACAAAGTTACCTGTTACGCTGTCTTCTTTAGGTGCTGGGCTACCGTCTTTAGTTTCAGTTTCCATGCCAGGCAATGAGAATTTACCTTTAAGGAGACCGATCCAGATAGCTTTACCATCTTCTGTAGATGTACGGAAGCAACAAGCCACATCTTTAGGAGTGAGGTTCTTGTTGTAGACTTCCATACCGTCTTTTACTTCGATTCCGTACAATACTTTACGTGCTTCTGTTGGCAAGTCAAGTACTGAGATTTCCAATTGTGTGCCTGTGATACCAGATGACAATACTACGTATGGTCCATCATCGGCAGCAATCGTTACAAGTTCGTTCGTGATATCAATCTTAGCAGATTTCATACCAGTCAATTTCATAGTAGTAGGGACTTTGTTCTCTGATGTAACTTCACCAAATTCAAATCCACGCAATCCAAATTTAACTTTAGACATTCATTAATCCTCGTTTCTTAATTTTTCCAGTTGCCAATCAAAAAAACGATACTTTCTTACGTTAACCAGTAAGTCAATATCGTTATCTCTATATCTTGGCAGTTCGTTTGTTGTGTAACGTTCAAAACCGTTACTTTCTAAAATCTTATCCATCAATTCAGCAATCTGTTCAGACTGCTTTGCGTTCAAACACCAATAGTTGATTGTGATCCTGTGTTCAGTCGAGATGGCTTTATCATCCGCAAACTCAACATCATTCTCGTAGGTTGGATAGATACGCATAAAGGGAGCAAGTTCCTTACTCAAAGCGTTTGTAGGACGCTCTGGGATGTCATAAGTAAAGATTCCTTGTTTAAATCCAAGGCCGAATTTCTTACCTCGTAGCTTGTCGAATAAGCTGTTTAGCTCTTCATTGTCGCTTAATAACTTATAAGCTATTGTTTCTACTGTCACAATCCCAATCCCTCCTTTACTTTAGTTGCGTATATTTCCTTAACAATTGGTGTTGCTTCATTAATTGTCTTTTCTTCGAATCCTTGCCCCCTTTGATATTTCGTACCATCATCGGGGAAATGAATCCGCCAGCCCGTAGCACGACCAAAGCCGATACCTTTCGAGATTAAACCGTGGTCGCCACCTTTAAAGCCTGTAACTTTCGTATCATCTCTAGCATGGACATTATCCATAACAAAATAAACAGGAGTATTTCTTTTTAAAATCTGTTCTGTTTCGTCTGCTGCTTCCTTAACCGCAGATCGTGCAGCCTTTGGAGCTTTGACTTGCAATTCATTCAGTCGTGATAAAATCTGATCCAGACCTTTCGTCATGTCCGCCTCTTGATGCTGATCTTATCCATATCAAAAGATGATTCGTCCACATCGATAGACACGATATCGTAGTCAAAACCATTAAATTCGACATGGTCAGAGCTATCAAATGGTCGTTCTGGATTATGACGAATGTACAAGGTTTTCAACTCGCTCGAAGAAACAATCCCTTTAGCTTTCTTGTTGGCAGTTTGGTTCGCTCCCTCTTGGAAGTCTTTCAAGGAGGTCTTAGCGACCTCTGCCCAGCAAGTATAGAGTTTTTTTCGAGATGGAGAGATTACCTCACCATCTTCGTTTTGGCCTCCAATTTCACGGAAGAACGTGACTCTGTGATTCATTTTTCTTGTTATCATCGAGTTCCCTCCGTGTTCTTAACTGATGGATAATATTAAGTACACCGTTGGCCAGCCCGTGCCGTTGTGTGTCAGCAGACAAGCCACGATGTTCGTATTCCTCTTTTACTTGCTTTTTAACCGCAAGCGTAAACTTAGCATACTTTGCTAAATCTTGAGGAGTTACATCATTGCCGATAGCAAAACAGATTTCGTCTTCTGCAGCATCGATCATTTCTTCAAGCATCTGATCCTCAAAGTCAAAATCAATCTTACAGTAGAGTTTCACATCTTCTAAATCCGTTACAGCCATATCATCACGCTCCAATCAAGGCAAGTAGTTGCTCTTTGGTTTGCGATGCACTGTACGTGATTCCTTTGCTATCGAGATAAGCCATGATGTCGGCTTTGGTGCTACTTGCGGTTGGTACTGCTAGAGTAACCGCAGACCGTGAGACACCCCCGCTAGTTGGGGGAGTATTAGGGCATAGTTACAAAGTAGCCAGCTTTAGCATCTGCTTTTTTCACATCAAAGCGTACAACTGCTTGCAAGTATTGACCGTAGATTTCGTTGTCAGTCCAGCGCAATCCAAGCTCTTGACGATCAGCAAAGAGTACAGCGCGTTGGATGTCACCAATAAACGCATGAGCTTCACCAACGTTTCCAAACGCTTCGTCTGATACTACGAATACTGGATGACCAAGGAAGACTTTACCAGATGCAGAAACGATTGAATCTTGAAGAAGGTAACGGTCATTCTTATCTTTCAAAGTGTCCAATTTTTGGTAGAACGATTGAGAAACCACGAATGATACGTTATAAGCTGGGTCAAGATCTTTGTTTAAGATGTGCTTGATTTCATCAAGGTTTGCAGCACTTTTTGCTTCAAAATCTTTCAAAACAGTAGCGATCGCATCGTTAGTAGTATTGACTTTGATTTGGTTAGCTGCTTCTGCAACAATTGCCAAAAGGTCAACATCTGCATCGTCAATCGCTTCTTGAGACAATGGAATTGCACCACGGTAAGTTTTAACTTTCCAGTCAACTCCTGTAAATTCTGGTTTAGCAAGAGCTGGGTTCTTTTCCAATTCTTCAACACTGGCCATCTTAGATGTAGCTTTCTTCAAGATTGGGTAAGAGCCTTCACCTTTAGATGCTTTATGGATAGTCGCGAATTGTTTAAGGTCAAGGACTGTCTTAACTTCGCGCATTGGAGTAGTAACAATTTCCTTGCTAGTTACTTTTTCAGTGTTTGATTTTTTCAATCCATCTTGTGTTGGATTTACCGCTTCATTCATAGGGATAAGAAGGTCTTTTCCTTCAAGTTTCAACTGCGCATCAGCTTTCGCGCCCTTAGTACGGATGTACTCATTTACTGCTTCACGGTAAGATTTGGTTTCTGCTTTTACTTTATGAGCTTTACCAGCTTCGCTTTCAGCGTTACCAGCTTCTGCAAGTTCATAAGACTTCAAGTCGTTTTCAGCTTCTTCTTTTTGAGATTTCAAAGCATCAATATCAACGCGAAGTGCACGCGCTTTTTCAAGATCTTCAGTATTCAGGGCAGATTTTAATTCTTCTGTCTTAGCAGCGATTTCTGCGCTAGCTTTTGCAATTAGCGCTTTAATCTGTTTCATTTTTTCTGTATACATACCTTTATTTCTCCTTTCGGTATTAAAAAAAGAGCTTAAAGCCCTTTGAGTAATTCTTCTTTTTCAATTTCTCGTAGCATATTTTTAATTTCTGACTTACGCTTGCTACGGTTAGCGTAGAAGTCATCAATAACCGCTTGCGGTAACAATCCATTTTCTAGGCTTGCCACTGCTCCGACATCATCAAAGGACATCACTTCATCCGCAAATCCCTTTTCAACTGCTTCACTAGCTGACATATAGGTTTCATTTCTCATCATGTCAAGAATTTCTTCTTCTGATAAACCAGTTTTAGCTACATAAGCGTTAACGATAGCTCGATCACTTGATTTTAGCGCATTAGATGCTTTATCCAGATCATCACTATTGCCAGATACATAACCATAAAGCGCCTTGTGGATCATGATCTGTGCTGTTGGACTGATAAGAACTTTATCAGCACCCATAATCGCTACACTTGCAGCACTCGCAGCCATTCCAGTCACTTCTACGGTTACATTCCCAGAATAGCTTTTCAATGCTGTATAGATTTCACTACCAACCGTGACAAGTCCACCGTTTGAATTGACTTCCAAAATGATGTCGCCATTGTCTTCTGGGAAGGAATCTGTGATAGATTTAGCGCTTACCGCTTCCAAGCCAAAGTAGTCGTAGGCTTCTTGGCTATTATTCGGAATTAGTGGCCCTTTCATCTTGATTCTCTTTGCCATTTTCATTCTCACCCCCTTTCAATGTCTGATATTCCTCTTTCTTATCGAGGAACACATAGTTCAGACTGGATTGATAACGATCCATATTAGGATCAGACGAACGCTCTTTTCCAAGTTCCACGCGCCCCTCATTGGGTGTAATAACTTGGTTAATAATCAACTTCGTGATCTCGTCCACGTTTCGACCTGTTACGCTTCGAGTGTCAAACTCGATCTTAAATAGCTTGCGTTCTTCATCACCCAATACTTTAAGGGCCAGTTCGCTCGTGATAGCGTCAAAATAAAACGGCAAGTCATTCGTTACGTAATCTTTAGCAAGCTGATCCACGGACTGGTTAGGACTATTCACACCTAATTTATAACTTGGTACACGCAAGGCTTTCGCAATCTGGGCAGTCGTAAAGTTATTAGATGTAATCAGTTGCAAAACGTTCGTATCAATTTCGAGTGGTGTGTATTCCTGCGTATCGTCAAATACTAAAGGACTGCCACCAGTCGAACCCTCACGCATTGTCTCAAAGTCCATACGGGCTTTTTTACGGGCTTCACCGTTTAATTGCGCACCCTTGAGCTTGATAATCCCGCTTGAAAATCCGTCACGGAAGAATTTAATCAAGGTATTCAGTCCACCATCTTGCAAACTGATCTCGCTACCAAGTGACAGTAGTGGAGACCGTCCTAAAATAGTGTCATGACTAAAGAATTTCCAGTGGATGACATCTTCCGCTTTACATTCAATCGCCTTACCCGTCAAACGGTCACGGAAGGTATATATAAGTCTGTGGTCGTTCGTCTCTTCTACAGTCGTTTCAGACGGTCTGTAGAATTGAAATTGAAGAGCCTTGTCAGTCTTAGGGTCTCGCAGTATTCGAGAGAATGAATTTCCTGTTAGAATCGCGTTAACGGTCATAGCGAACTTCCATGTACGTGCTGACACGTTACCAGTTGATTTAACATTTAAGAGATAGTTCAAATCTGCATCTTGCTCGATATTCCCAGTAAAATCTTTCTTCAATAATGGGAACCGTGCGATATCTCCAGCGATGATGGTGACTGCGGTTAAGATATCGCTGTTTTTTAATGCAGATATTCCCGTGTACTCTGGGGAGTAGTTTCCAGATAACACGGACGAAATGTAATCATCATAAGAGGGTTTAGTTGATCCCAATGGTTGAAAGAAACTCATATAATCTCACCTCCTTTCTATCCATTGAAATCAATGCTTCTTATGTTTGCGTTCAAGTTGTTTAATTCGATTTCCTAAAACTTCAATGACATCTACTGTGTCTTGCGTAAATTTAAAGAAGTCATTTTCTAAATACTCAATACGTTCTAACAACTCGTATTTCTTTTTGATTCGTTTCTTCATTGCGCACCTCCTCGATCAATGTAAATGGCTAAAATAATTAGGATCAATCCAGTTGAGATAAATCCAACCACTGGATTGACTAAAAATAGACCGTAAATTAAAAACCCTATGCCGATCAGCAATAGGATTGTGTGTATATATTTCAGTAAGATCAAAATAGGCTACCTCCTCCCAATATTTTCTCGTTCGTCCAGTAGCCAGACCCATCAAATGGTTCAAGGTAGCATACTGCATAAGCATCTAGTAGTGCATCTAGCGGGTCAATCTTGTTGCTATTTTTATCTTTATCAATACGCATACCGTTATTATCAACCTTAACACGCGCATTATTGATAGCCATAGTGAGTAGTTGATTTCCAGCGTGCTTGATAGTCCCTTTCAAGACTTCATCACGTAGCTGTCTGGTTGGCATATTTAATACCATTGTGTTTTGTCTTACTTCAATTAATGGCCATTCTGGATGTCGTTTCTCAATCATTGCAATCAATGAGCTAAATTGGTATGGGTCAAAGCATATCGCTTGTAATTCCCATTCGTTCATATAGATCATCTCTTCCAACTTCTCAAGGACACGTTCATCATCAATCACACCACTTTCGAGAGTTGTTATCTCGCACTCTCCCATACGTTCTAAATTGGTATAAGAGACACCGTCACGCTTTTCTTTAGCTACCAAGCCGTATTTAGTGGCTACAAAGGAAAAACTGTCACAAAACCAATAATCGTCCATCTGGACCATCGTGGATATAGCAAATAAGTCGTTAACTTTCCCTACATCGACACCAATCCACACTCTACGCTTGCGTGTGTTTGGCTTTTCATCGAGTTTAGCTTGTTGCCAGCTCGATTTATCCATATATGAGCTTTCAGATGATTGTCGCCACATATTAAAGTTCTTAACCAGCACTTCATTCACCGTGCCAGTCTCAAGAGATACTTTCCTACGTTTCCTTAGATAGCTCATCATCTTATCATAGAGCGCTTCAACTTCTAGGATAGGATTTGATTTTATCCAATTTGCTTCATCTTTGATCTCTTCTTCGTTATCCTGTTCAGCGACAAATACAAAGTAACCATCATCGGTTATTTCTTCGTTTAAAATCCGTTCGATGTATGGATACTCAACTGCGTGCATAGGTACATTCAAATCAAATCCAGCGGTTGAGATAATCAAAATTAGTGGATTATCTAGCTGCCCTTGACCAGATTCAAGTAGTTCGATCATTTCATTCGTTTTTGATGCTGCAAACTCATCTAAAATACCTACATACGGCTCAAATCCATCGACTGCCCCTGTTTCACGACTTAAAGCGCGCACATAACTTTCATCATTCAAGTTTCTGAGTTCGTCACGTACTATTTTAGTAGCCTTTCTGATATCGTCATTTTGACTTCTTAACGCATCTAACTGCTTACGAACCATGTCATAAGCGATGCGTGCCTGTGCTCGTGTGTTAGCTGTACAAAATAACTGCCGTGACATCGCTGGATTGCGACCAAACAAAAACTCATATAAAGCAATACCAGCTACAAGAATTGTCTTACCATTCTTACGGGCTAGTGATATCAAAGCCTTTCTAAATCGTCTAATAGTCTTGTCTGACTTTCTGCGCCAACCATATAAACTAGCGATAATAAACTTCTGAAATTCTGCTAGTGGATAAGGTTTGCCAGTTTTGACATCTGGGAGGATTTCAATAAAATCAATCGGGTTTTGCGCCATATCTGGAAAGTAGTCGTAGTCGCTGTTTGGGATATTCTCCAAATCTCGCATATGTCGTTTGCAAGCCTTGTAGACTTTTGCACTCACTCTACGCTTGCCGTCCAGCACTTCTTTAGCGTACTTATAAGCCACATCTTGATATTTCTTATCTACGATTGTTTCAATCCTCCTTTCTGACAAAATACAGACCGTGTAGGAATCGAACCCACGACTACAAGGTTGGAGCTTGTCATGTTACCTCTACACCAACGGCCTAAAATAAAAAGCCATTTCATTAAGAAATAGCTTTATCCTCCGAATTTATCAAATATACTGGTTTTCTTCTCTTCTACTTGTGGCACATACAATTTCATTCGACTGTCCACGGTCAGACCAAGTTGTGATGCTGCTCGTGTTAAGTTAGTAGTCGCGCGTTCAAGACTGTAAAGCATTTTATTCGGCAAGACTTTACCACTACTAGTCTCGTATACGTACCCTTCCTTTTGCAATCCGCGAGAGATTTCTTTATAGACCGCATACCAAGTGCAATAGGTCTCTAAAATCGCTCGATCAAGATTTCTGAGGGGTAGCTTTCGCAGGTCATTAATCACACGCTTGTATTCTGCTTTTGCAATCGCATCGAAGTGCTTTGGTGGTGTGATTTGCAATGCTTCCAAACCATCAGAAGCCTTATCCTCAATCTTCTTGCGTGCGATTTTTTCTTCTTTGGTCAAATGGCTTTTAGTAGTCGCCACTAGCTTCATTTTTCGTCCCAAATTGACACCTCCTTTACTAAAACGACTTTTTAAAAACGGAATTTTTCGTACAAAAGAGGCCGCGTCCTTTAAATAACGAACCATATAGCCCCGTTCATAAAATTGTGGGGGTAAATTCCGAACGTTATTTTAAATTCCATCCGTGTTTGTTCATATAATCCCGCACCACCAACGTGGTCGGTTGACACTCTTGACAATCACAATAGATTGTTCCGATAGAGAATTGCTCTTTTATCATTGCATTTTTTGCAACTTGCTTTTAAGTTTGTTCGATCAAGTCTTCTATTCCAATCTGCTTTCAACGGAATCACATGATCACTCATCGTAGCTTCGTCTCCACAATACTCACATACATAATCATTTTCAAGCAGAACCAATCGAGATAATGCTTTCCATTCTTTTGAATTGTAAAATGCTTTGGCTTCTCGATCGTACTTCCATCGCATACGATTGTATTCCCTGTACTCATCTTGCCTTGATCCGTAATCAGACAACACTCTCTTGCCTCTTGACATCGTTAACTTCTGTGGTCTCATATTATCACCTTTTAAAATAACAAAAGAGATCCACAAAGCTATTGCAGATCATTGGTACTAAATAAGGAGACAAAACAATTAGGCTTGCGAACGTTTCTGCTGCCTTACGAATCTCTTTCTGTATACTATATTATCAGGTCGTGTGTATCATTTGTTAAAGGTTGGTTCATCTTTAATAACTAAATGCTCAATCGCTTTCGCTCTTGCTCTTTGGATTGTCGCATGAGAATAATTCAATTCTCTCTTGGTTTCTTGCCATGAGTAGCCATTAACGTACATTAATCTCAACACGATATTTTCCAACGGGTCATCTAAATCCTCGATGGCATTAATAAGGCGCGTGCGTTCTTCCATGAGCTGGTTAATCTCAGCACGAATCTTCTCAGCCCCGTCTATTATTTTAATGTTTAAATCTTCCGTTGCATTTCCTTGCTTACTGCCTTTCGGTTCGTCCGAATAGACCTGCCCCTTTAAAATAGCAGACTTGAGGTTTTCGATCTCCTGCCGTTTGGATTTGATTTTAATATCAATATACTTTAATGCAGATAGTCTACTTGCTATATTCATTCGTTGCCCTCACGATAGATAAGTAGTAGTTCTGTGACATAAGTTTGTTTAAGGTATGAATGTTCCTCGTATTGTTCGTCTTGAATTCTAACAGTACTGATAACCTTATCAATCAAATTGTGATTAATAAAATCTTCCACTTGTTCAGCAGCGGTCATAAATTTACTGCCTATCTTCTTACTCTCAAATAGTTTAGCTCTAATCATTTTTATCCACCCACTCCATTCTGATCAGCCACCTCTTTTCAGCTCTTCCGCCCGTTGCCGTTCACGCATCTGATACTCACTGTTTAGCTTATTTAAGATAGTGTCCTGCATCGTATTCTTCTCAGCTATTCGCTGGATAGACAGTTCATGCTCTTGTACCGTCCATTCGAGATCATTGACCTTAGTATTTAACTCATTGATCCGTGCGTTTAAGTTGATACACACAATCATAAATACCAGCGATACTGATCCGAGGATTGTGTAAAATAGTTTATTCATAATTCCCTCACATTCTGTTGTAATCATCAGGATCTCCATACCTAGGACTGTTCACAAATTCATAGGGATCTCGCCGTTCTGGTCTGGAATTGCTTCGAGGACTTTCAAGCCAACCATTATCAATAATAACTTTATGTTTATCCATCAGTGTCCCCTCAAAATTTCTTTGGTTTATTTCTTTTAAAAATAGGATTCTTCTTTTCTTTTTTCTTCTGTTTGTGATATTCACTGTCTTTACTAAAAATAATATCTTCATCTTCAATCAGTTCAGGTATGAAGAGTCTAGATTGGTATTGTTCTGGCCGTTTCATCCCTCAACCTCCTAAATTGCTGAATGGAACTTCCCATTGATAATCAACATATTCATAACAAACATCTTTGATAATTTCACCTTTGGAAATTTCAATTTCCTGTGTGAATTCTATGCCACACTCAAACGTAAAAATTTTAATATCAACATCAAACTTACTTGAAATTTCTTGATAATTTTCTGGAATAGCACTCCACGCTTGCTTGAAATTATCCAGTTCAACGGTACAAAATTTTTCTCCAAGCCAAACTTCTATTTGTTTTTGATCAATAAACGCTCGTCTTGTCCCATTGATATAAAAATAGGGACCTGTGCTGTTGAATATAAGTAGAGTGCCATCATATTCATCTTTTAGTGTTACAGTGTCGCTTAATAGCATTTCTTTCAATGCTGATGCAATATTTTCGCTTCTCCCTCTTAATTTAAGGGATCCTTCGGCCCAATTTGGCATTATCGCTCCTTCTCTAATAATTCTGGATTTTCGTAGATGTTGCCGATGATTTCAAATTCACGACCTTCGTCCTTGATAAAATCCTTGAATTTAAAATGTTCATCTTCAATAGCAAACAAAGCTGACTCAGGTAATTTGGTTTTTCCAAATTCAAAACACGCCTCACCTCTCACTACTTCGACACAATTGATCCCTTCGGTCACGCCGTCTACGTAACCACAGTAATCATATTCAGCCCATTCATCGTTAAATTTTAGGATATCCCCCTCAAAAATCTCCTTGCCGTTTTTATCAAATAGTCCTGTTGATTGCATAATCGAATAAAAACCATCATCAGCACTTAACGATAAAAATAATTCACTAATTTCTTCGTAGGTTTCAAATACTTCAATTTCTTTTGTTTCTGAATTCCACGCTCTAAATTTTGGAATCATTCTTTCACTTCCTTTACTTCAATTCCTGGGCAATCAAACATCCAGTCAAAACCAGCTTCTTTCAACTGTTTGCGGGTGTGGTGTCCTCTTTGATGATCTGTTTCATAGATCGAAGAGAAAAGCCACGTTTTGTTTGTCTTTTCAAAAATTAGACAGCTATTAAAGCACACTCCTTTTGCTTTAACAAGATACCGCTTTTCTTTCTCGACATCGTAGCCTAAAAGCCAAGCTCTAGCGAAGAGTTCTTGGTTGCTTTTAGTTTCTATAAATTTTTTTAGTCTTGAAAAATCTTTTTGATTTGCGTAGTTATAAAAATCTACATCACCAATAAGAAGAGCACGTTGTAAAGTAACTCCAGTGAATTTACAATACTTAATCCAATCCGCCACAAACTGCGGGACTGTTGGTTTATTTAACTCTTGCCGAATTTCATCAGCATCTTTTAATTGCTGACCAACCCATTCACCCCTCCAGCTTCCCTTGCTCGTAACCGGCCTTATATTTCAAAGTTCCATAGTCACTACCCAGCTCATTTAAAATCTCATCGAGCCATACTTTTCTAGTGCCAATGTCTAGCTGTTTAATTCGTACGATAACGTCTTTTAATTTTAATAATTCCTTTTCCAAAACAATGCCTCCTTGTTCAAATTCAAGTTCCATCAATACTCTGTTATCTTTCGCACTCTTAGTGATAGACAATACAGGATCTGTAAATATTGTATTTCCCAAATGTTTATCAAGTATTTCGTTAACATTTGTCATTAATTCCTGTTTATTCATTTTCATTCGCCAAATCCTCCTCTTTAACAAATGATCCATCAATCCATTTACCCTTACGATCTTTGATTTCTTTATATGCCACCTCAAAACAATCCACAAAGTCGTAGCCAAGTGCCTTACTAATTGATTTAAGATAAGCCACTGCGCGTACTAGATTATGTCTGCACATTTCTTTGCTTGCTAAATCCTGCGATAGCTGAAATTCAGAGATGTTTGCATTTAGCAGTTTAAAACATTCCATCGCATCCTTGCGTCTGATGTTATCAGATTCCTCAAAGATACCGTGTACATCTTCCTTGATTAACAGCGCCAACCCTACAATCACTACTGCACAATCACCGATACTGTCTTTTGTCAGCTTTTCATTTTGTTTCAGATATCCAGCGCATAGCTCACCGAACTCCTCGCTCAATTTCAAAGCTTGCTTGTCTAACCGTCCGCCATGTTCAAGGTCGCGGTCTACAAACCATTTCTTAGTTAGTGTTACTAATTCCTTTTCCAATTCCATAAACTTTTTATTTATCCTTTCTTTAATTGCTCGTGATCGTCCAATCACTGCCGTTTTACCAATGTTTTTTTGTATAAGTAGGTCACTGTTTGTATCTGCCAAACGCTTACGATCAAGTCTGATTGATCGTTTAATTAATTCAATATCCATGTCTGTTCCAACTTTTCCAAAATGTGGAGGGGTGCTCATGCCCTCCGATATTTCGAAAAAGAGAAGACTACCTTTCTAAATTTATAGTGAGCAAAGATTATGGAAGGAGTCGAACCTTCCGAGGCTTCCAACCCTCGACCGTCATAACCCGTGATGGATCAACCACATCACTATGAACTATCATTTCCACACTTGACTGTGTTTTTATGTTGATCGTTTGGAAACGTATATCGGATTTCCTAGTATGTAAAATCGTGTAAAGAAAGGACTCTCCTTTATTTTTATAGTTGATATACCTGCTCCAGCGCGTCTTATTGATTTTTGTGGAGCTACGACCGACAGACCTGTTAGAGTCTGCCAGCCTAAATTAAGCGTCCTCACGCTTCGCTGTGTTTCGAGCTTGTCATAGGATCGCCCCTCAGCTTCGGCCAAAACCTCGAAATAAGATTTCTCTTTCATTGTGCCACCCCTTCCGCTTGCTTCTCGAGCCATTCAAACAAGAGCCCGAATTGCTTTACGACTAATTCGTCGTCATTGTACTTTTTGCAGATCTCAGCGATCGCGTCCACGGTCCAAAACCAGTAACGCTCAGACCCAAAACCGAGGCTTTGCGCGACTTGGTTATTCCGTGCCATAAAGTCCGGGAGCTCCGCACTAAAGAAATGTATATAATTCATCGTCCCACTCCTCAACCTTGACATAGATCCCCACGACCTCGGACCAAAACTTCTCAGCGATCTCGCTTGCGACCTGTGCGTCATTTTCCCAAAAACCAACCTCACTCATGCAATCCTTGAATAATTTTTGAAGATTGTCTGTGTCGGGCTTCGTCGTCTTATACTGGCCAGACCGTACTCCATTAATCATCGGGAAGCACCATTTGACCGTGAGACGTACTGGCCCTTTTAGCTTATCTGGGGGGACGTGACGCGCAAGCAAGCTCTCAAATTTTGCCCGAGCGTTTTTTAACTCTTCCGGCTCGTAAAAAATCGGCTTGCCATTTCTCACGTTTACTTTTTTCTGCTGGTGTGTCGTTGTTGGAATTTTTTCCATCGGCAAAAAGAATTCGATCATAAGGAATCCTTTCTACTTCCTTCTAATATTCCAAGAGCTCTGCTTATTTTGCCTAAAATACTTGCATAAGATAAAGCAACTTCGATAGGTTCGTTTTGGTTACTCAAGAAAATCTTAGCAGAACTTGTGTCTATCTTTTCAACCATAATTATATGATTGACATTTATATATTTTCCTTGTACTGCAATAAACATTTTTATTTTACCTTTCTTTTTTATTTTATTTTTCGCGCTTAGTCCATGACCCTTGTATATGACAGGGTGCGTTTTAAGCAACCCTGTCTATACAGGTATGGACATGATGGACGACAGGACATTATCTATATATATAATATATAGATGGCTGTCCGGGACACGACCACGTTTTTATGGTCTTGTCTGTCCTTTTAGGACAAAGACACAACCATAAATTTATGGTGCTGTCTCATTCGGACACGACCACGTTTTTATGGTCTTGTCCTTTTTCTTTTATCAAATTTGAGTTCTTATCGAACCAATATTTTTTAGATGAATTTAATCTGCGAGTAACTGTTTTTACAGAAATTCCTAAATATTCAGCTACCTCTTCTTTCGATGGTGGTTCACCAAAATTCGCATTTTCGACAGCTTCGTCAAACTCTATCAGCTTTTGCTTTTTGTCTTCCTTTGCGTTCTTTTTGCGAGTTTCTTTAGCTTTCAACCAACCCGGCTTATCATCGTCCAGCTTAATATCAGCCAAAACTCCCGAATCGTCCAGAAAATGCACTGGATAGCTGAACCACATATTGATAGGCTTGAACTTGGCAAACTCCCGAAGTGTGCCTTCCACGCGCCACGCCGTCGATATTTCAATCGCTCGACGGGCTTGTTCGATCTTCTCAGTCCACGGCTTACGATCGAGTACGTTTGGAATTGCTTGTTCGAAGTGTGTTCTCATGACGCTTGCACTCTGGAGATCGTCAAGGCTTACGTTGTCTTGGTAATATCCAAGGTTGCACGTTTGCAGCGCCTCTTTATATATTCGAGTAGCCGTGTGGTTGATCCGTTGAGTGAATAGCTCCTCTGTGACGTCCAACTCTACCAAGTCAATCAGCGCGTCTGGATCTCGAGCGAATACGCCCGAACCGCTGGCCCGATCCATTGATTTTTTGCCCCCTTGAGCACCTTTTGAGTGGTGGTGGCAATAGATCACCGAGCAACCCAACTCTGTAGCGACCTTATCAAATTGATTCGTGAAGTGTGCCATCTGGTCCGCGCTGTTTTCATCACCCGTAAGGACTTTATAGATCGGGTCAATAATGACGGCTATATAGTTCTTTTTGAGCGATCTGCGGATCAATTTCGGCGCGAGCTTGTCCATCGGGACGGTCTTTCCGCGCAAGTTCCAGATATCAATATTTTGGAGATTATTCGGCCGAAGCCCCATTGCCTCGTATACGTCGCGGAATCTGTGGAGACATGACGCACGGTCTAACTCGAGATTGACATATAGGACCTTGCCTTGTGTACAGTTCCATTCAAGCCATTTCTTGCCCTCTGCGATTGCGATTGACATTTCGATCAAGCTAAAGGACTTACCAGCTTTTGACGGCCCAGCGATCAGCATTTTGTGCCCTTGCCGAAGGACTCCTTCGATCAGCTCGGGCGCAAGTTCTGGGAGGTTGTCCCAGCTATCGCCCAACCCTTCCGGATCTGGTAGATCATCGTTTAAGTCCTCGATATACTGATACCATTCTTCCCAATTTCTTTTACCGATATTGGTATCGACTAAGAATTGCTTTTGGCCGTTACGCTCGAACCCCGGCATACGGGACAAGCGCGATGGGTTGCGATTTTGCGTATCGACTGATATTCCGTTCTTTTGGCATATCTTATACAGATAGTCGACGCGCTTTCTGTATTCGTCGTAATTGCCCGCGTCCACTTTCACGATGGCGTGTAAGGACTTGTTCCCGCTGTACACAAGGGCCACGATCGGCAACTCGAGCTCTTTATAGATCGCGTTTTGTTTCTCAACGCTCATGCTGTCAGACTCGACCAGCGCGTACCGATAATCGGTTACGTTTTCGTTTTTGGCTCCCTTGCCATCTAATGGATTGAATCGGATCCACGCGCCAGCTTCTTTGTGATAATCACCGAGGACGGCCCCGATATCGCCGTTACACTTGCTAAGTTGCTCGATCAGTTGCCCCGCGGTCCGGTCATAAGCTCCCTTGGTTGGAAGCCATTTCTCTATCTCGCCCGTCTCGTCGTTTACTTTTGGATAGCTTTCCGTGACATAACCGACATTCTCAGACGATTCGAATAGGGCCTCGAGGTATTTAATAATCTCTTGTACTGGATTCCAGTTTGTAGGCTCATGAATCTCTTTCCCCTCGATCCAGCTCTTATCAATCAAGCGATAGTCCCGATCGATCGTATCGTTCCAATCGAGTTCATGGGCTCCCTCGCTATCGCTTGAGTATGGATTGACCCAGCCATGATCTTTCGCGAGTTGGACAATCGTCCCACCCGTCACGATCGTTCCTGCTTCTTCGTTGAAGGTATCCCATTTCTTGAAACATTCAAATTTCTTGTACCGGCTATCGTTTTGGGACCAATTGTCCCAATCAGATGCTGTATAGCCCTCGTGCTTCAAGGCCATACCCACATTCACCCATGTCTGGTAGTCTACCGTGGCAGGATTGATGTAATCCAGCAACGGCAACAAATTAAAATCATTCTCTGCCACTGTTTTCTCCTTTTTTAATTTGGTACATATTCGGCTGGTCGCACGCCTGCCGGCAATCTCCAACCGTTCGCTGCGATTCGATCAATCATGCTTCTAGCGCTCTCAAAGCTCCACATTCCGACATTTCGGAAGCCTCGACTCTCAAGAAATCGGATTTGTTTCGGCGTTGTGAGCCCTTCGCTCTGGCGTTTGTGTAAGCGGTCAAGCAATATATTCGCTTTTCCGGCGTTTCCGACTTCATTGGTAAAGATACCGTATTTTTCGAGGGCTTTAAGCTGTTTCTCTGAAGGTGGGGCCATTTCATAGCCAAAACTAGGGACATAGCTCGAAAGATCTTCCGCATGAATTGACATTTCAAATTGAAGCGGATCGACGAGCTTTCTCTTACGCTTGCGCATTTCTGCGAGCTGTTTCGCGAGTGCTTCTTCACGTTCTGCGACGACGTCCTCCGCGCTTTTGGCTTCCATTGCTTCGAGATCGAGCACGACGCCTGTTTCTTCTTCCATGTTTTCGACCATCTTTTTTGTGACTTCCGGGCTCTCACAAATTAAGTGAGCCGGACGACAAAGCTCGTGCCGTTCCGTGTGCCATAAAAAATCGAGCAGAAGAAGCTCTTCTTTTCCGGGATATAGACGCGTCCCACGGCCCACCATTTGCGAATAGAGCGCGCGGACCTTCGTCGGTCTTAATACGACCACGCAATCAACCGACGGGCAATCCCAGCCCTCAGTAAGTAACATTGAATTGCATAGAACGTTGTAACGCCCCTTTTCAAAGTCCTCGAGTACTTCGGCCCGGTCTTTCGATTCGCCGTTGACTTCGGCTGCTTTAAAACCTCGCTCGTTTAAAATATCGCGGAATTTTTGGCTTGTTTTGACTAGCGGAAGAAAGACGACTGTTTTCCGATCCTTGCAATACTTGGCCATTTCGTCCGCAATCTGTACAAGATACGGATCGAGTGCCGTTCCAACGTCGCTCGCTTTAAAATCTCCCGCGGACATTGCCACGCTTGACAGATCGAGATCGAGCGGAATCGTTAAGGCCTTAATCTTGGAAAGATAGCCTTCCTTGATAGCTTGTACGAGTGAGTATTCATAAGCCAAGCTATCAAAATACGAGCCGAGGTTTCGCATATCTCCTCTGTCTGGAGTAGCTGTAACCCCCAAGACTTCCGAGTCTTTAAAATAGCCTAATACTCTTTGATACCCGTCAGATATCGCATGGTGCGCCTCGTCAACCACGATCACGTCGAACCAATCGGGCGGGAACTGGCTTAAACGTTTCTCCCGTTGCATGGTCTGGACCGACCCGACAACGACGCGATACCATGATCCTATGGACGTACTTTCAGCCTTTTCTAAGGCTGTACCGAGGCCCGTCGCGGTCTTGAGCTTGTCGCTTGCTTGATCCAGCAATTCGGATCTGTGAGCAAGCACTAAGACGCGCTTCCCTTCTCTGACTTGATCTTCAATGATTTTAGAAAAGACGACCGTCTTTCCCGTCCCAGTCGGGAGGACTAGAAGGGTACGTTTCCGACCTTCTAGCCACTCACGCTGAACGGCTTCCCGTGCCTCTTGCTGATAGGGTCTTAACTCCATACTTTAGAACCTCCTATATTAGAACGGCCCTCCTGTGAAGCCTCCCTGTGGTTGTTGCGGTTGTTGGTATTGTGGCGCTGGTTGTTGGTATGCTGGGGCTGGTTGTTGTTGATATTGTCCCGGTTGTGCGTTCAATACTTTTGTATAGTCAACGTCTTCGGCATAGATCATACCTTTTACTTCGTTGTATTTATTGCCGTTGTACTCGCGAGATCCCACTTTACAAACTCCGACTTTCCCGACAATTGCGTTCCAATCCATACGAAGCGGTTCACCTTTGCGTTTTTGTCCAATCGCCCCAAAGAACGCTGATAACATTCCCTCAGTTGAACTATGTAAGAAGAGATTGTGACGGAGTTCTGTTTCGCCTTCGTTCGCTACGATAGTAAGGTGTACTGTCGCTTTAGGACAAGCTGGCAACTTGCCGGGATTTTGAGGGTTCGGCGTGTGACGTCCGCGCTCGTACTCTTTAACTGTGAACCAGTATAGGCCATCTGGTAGAAAGACAAATTCAGAATCTTTTTGAATTGTGTCGTCCCAGCCAAATTCGCGTTCAAAGTTGTTATTAAATTGTTGTTGTGTCATGATGATTTTCTCCTTTAAGCTAAAATAGTAATTTTTTCGTTGCTAGCGAGTTCATTTTTTAAATAATTCGCGATGCTTTCGACGGCTTCTAATTTCCATTTACCACCATCTGCTTCGAAGAGCGCAAGATTCGCCAATTTGTTGATTCGGAAGACGAATTGACTAGCAGGCTGCTCTACTTCATTGAAAGTACGATATGGACGCAAGGTAACTGGATTTGGAGTCTTAGCTTGTGCTAGACTTGCTACACCATCGCGAACCGTCGCCATTTGACTGATGCCATTGTCCTGTACTTCTGCGCCTTTTTCGATTTTTAAATGACTAGCAAAATCCAAGACCAAATTGCGGTCTGCATCATCGATAAACATAGACTGCAACATAATATTAAATTCTTCCTGGTCGCGCCAATTGCTGAATGGAATAGCTGGGACAGATGCTCTTATAGATACAAGCTGAGGACGTTTGCCATTTTCAAAATCAACTTGATCATATACAGATACTTCTCGGAAACTGTCCACGACAACTACAAGTTTACGACTACCGATTAAGTCATTATCTGATTTGAGATAATCGACAAGGCTCTTGAGTGTCTGAAGTTCAAGGATAGGTGCGTACTTACGAGGGTTAAGTTCCTGTAAGCTATATTTATTGCCATCAAAATATTCCTTCCCAGTTCCTGAACGAATGATTTTGTTTTCTTTACCCGCTAGTTCGACTGTGTAAGATAATGCTTCTTTGAGATTTTCTGTCATAGTTAGTTACCCGCTTTCTTTTTGTTGTAATCAATGATATTTGTACTTTGTTTTTCAATCTTTTCGATGAGTTCGCCAGTGTCGGTTCTCATGTCTCCGTTATCATCAAAGTAAGTTTGACCCGGAATACCACTTTTGAGCTCGTTAGCGTGAATTTTACCATTGTCGTCGCGACCGACAATAACAGTTGTTGCGACACCTTTCTGCGGTGCCAAAGTGGATTTAACTTCAATACCTGTATTTACAACAGTTCGCTCATCGTCAGTTGACATCGTTAGTGTGATCGTGACCTTACGGGTTGTTTTAGCCTCTGTATTGAGGTCCAGAATATTCTCAAGGACTTTTTCAAGTTCTTTGTCAACCTTTTCTTGTAAGGCTGTATTTGCAATTTTCGACAAATCGATTTTAATAGTTTTATCTTTCATAGATACTCCTTGTTATATTTTGCTATGATTTCTAATTCCCGAAACCTACACCGTGAAGGGGAATTCTGGATCTTTCCGGACTTGGTTTTGAATGACATCAAGTGTGGCGTCCCAATTCGCCACGATCATATCCCAGTAATTCGCTGGGAAGTTTTTGATCGGTGTTCCCATCGGGAAGTGTCCGCGAATATAAGCGACCTCTTGCAATTCGTTTTCGGTTACGTTATTCGGTGCCATTAAGTCAATCAAGGCTTGCGGTAAGAGTCTGGCTTGTGGAGCCCGTCCCATCTCTTGAGCCACCTCTTGAGCGACCTCTTGCAATTGCTCGTTAATGTTTTGTTTTGGTGGCTCTGGTGCCGGTTGTGGCTCTGGCTCTGGTTGTGGTGCCGATGCTGGTGCCGTTTGCTCAGTTGGTACGGGAGCCGGTGCGTTGAAGATATGGGCCACGCTCTCAAACGTAAACGGAAGCTGATCTGGCAAGCCGTGGCGGTTTTTTGCGTCCCATGCCGGGCGGTGATTCGTATACATGACACGCTCGCCCCCTTGGGCTTTCTTTTTGCCCGTATCTGTGGTCATGACGATTGTCTTATAATTCGCAAAAAGAACCATATCGGCCCATTCCTTGACCAGCGGGGCCGTTTTTGAGCTGGTCTTTTGTCCGAGTTTTAATTCGTATCGGTCATAAGATCCCATTTCGTCCGGCTGCTCGAATTTTTTGATCTGTGCGTGGGCTGTCAAAATGACGTTGATTCCGTTGTCCACTAATTCGGACAAGCTATTCAATAGACGCCCTATCTCTTCCTGTACGTATGTATAGCCCTTGCCCCAGCCGAAATCTTCGATCCCGTTCTTTTGGTGCTGTGAGCAAACATAATCAACCGCGAGTTGTTCGGCCCAGTCGATCGTATCAATGACTAGCGTCTTACACGCGCCCGGGTTTGCTTTAATAAACGAGATCTCATTTTTGAGCATTGTCCAGCTGGTGGGCTTATCCATACGGGCCACGTCCATATTATCGGTTGATCCTTCAGTATCAATAAATACGGGGGCTGGGAATTGACTCGCAAAGCTAGACTTTCCGATCCCTTCCGGGCCATAGATCACGACTTTTTGGGCCCGTGCCTTCCTTCCTCTTGTGATTTGCATTGTTTAGTCCTCCTCATCGTCCTCATCGTCGCTTACCTCTAAAAGCCCATGAAGAAGGTTTTCGAGGCCTTTGCGTTTTGCTTTTTTAATCTTTTCTGTCAGATCTTCGGGCTCTTTACCGTCAAGGGTTTTAAGCTCATACGTTGCGGTAACTTCGAGCAGTTCACCTTCGAACGCTTCAGCGACTTTATACATACGGTCACCCTGCTTTTCAATAGATTCTACGCTATTGTTTGCAGCGTCTTGCAAGTCGTCGGTCCACTTTGAACTATAGGCCAAAGCTCGATTATTGTTTTCATACTCCTGTAAAAAATATCCAGTTTCTTTGTTACGAATAACGATAAATTTTTCTGTTTTTTTCATGATTTTTCCTTCTTTCTTCGTGTGTTATTTGCTTGAGTTTTAGCGTCCACCCATCGACAATTCGAGGGCTCATAGTTTCCGTCAACGTCGATTCTGTCAATCGTACATTTTCCACGTTTTGCTTTCGAGTCGTACCCGTGAGATAAAGCCCATTTTCTAAAATTTAGATAATCTTGCCACTCGTCACAAACTCTTATCCCTCGTCCGCCGTAATGTTTATATCTGTTATTTGTTTTTAGATAACAACGCTGACGCATACCCATCCAGACTCTATATAATCTTTCTTTGGTATAGCCGTGTGTTTTGTTTGGAATATGCTTTTTGGCCCATTCTAATTGTAAGCACCCGCAACTTTTTGTCCGCCCGGCGCGCAACGATGAACCTCTAGTTTCTATCATCTTTCCACAGTCACAACGGCAAAGCCACATCGCCTCTTTTTGGTAAGCGTGTTTTATTCTTTTAATAACGGTCAATCTATCGTATTTTTTGTTTGTTAGATCAATAAATTGTCCCAATTAAAAGCCTCCTTCCCAACCTTGGGTTTTTGCTTCTTTATGGTTCGGGTTTACCTCCGAATATCCATCGGTAATGATGACTGAACATTCTTCACCCGTTGAAACTCGTGTCGCGATAGCTTGTAAGCCCTCTTGCTCTAACCACGCACCAAACTCCATAAGGGTCACTTGGTCCATCTGCTCGAGCTTGTCAATAAGCACGAAGCCACACTCTGGCTTGAGCTTGCGAACGATAGCCGTCGCGACTTGTAATTGTTGCGAGCCGGACATATTATCCCAGCGTTGGCCAAGATACAAGAGCTCTCCATCTTCCACGGATAAGCCCGGGAGTGGTAAGTCTGCGTTTGTGAGTAAGTCGCGTTTTTGCTTGCGAATACCTTCAATAACCAGATCTAACTCGCGATATTGTTCGCGGTAGCCCTTCGCGTCCTCTTCGGCCTTGTCTTTGTCAAGATTCGCTCGGACTTTAAGGTTGATTTGTTCAATATTCGCGATACTTGCTTCGATCTCTTGCGTCGATTCGTCGATCAGATCTTGCGTATCTTTTCGAGCGATATCCAAGTCTTGCGCGAGAGCTTGGTGCTTTTCTTGGGCTTCCTTGAGCATAGCTTCCAAGCGATTCACGTTAGCAAGTGCATTTTGATAGTCGTTTTCGATTTTCGCGAGGTTTTGACGCTTGCGGGCGTTCTCGCCATTGCGTCCAAGGATCTCTTGCTGTTGCTGAATCAAGTCCGCGATTGAGACGAGCTCTTTCGGTGCGTCTGGATAGTACGGCTGCTCTTTCGCAAATTTTTCTTTCTGGTCAGCAATGACGCCGATCGCGTGTCTCTCTTGATACTTGGTCTTTTCTTCCATTTCAAGCTGGACAAGCTGATCTCCGACGCCGATGATCTGCAATAGAGTTGACGCCTTATCTTTATCGTTCATTTCCATAAACTTGGGAAGATCAAGGGCCAGCTCTTCTACGAAGCTATCAAGCAATTTCTGGCCTGCCTTGTTTCCGCTTGGGTCAATAACTTTTAGATCGCTATTCTTGCCCTTACGCTCAACGACAAGGCCATTCGATAGCGCTATTTTTAGACTTGGGG